TGAACTTTTTGAAAAAATGAAAAAACTTTATGAAGTTTATTATCTTACTTTACATGTTGGAGCCGGAACTTTTAAACCTGTGGAATGTGAAAATATACTTGATCATAAAATGCATAGTGAATTTTATGAAATCCCAGATAATACGGCAAAAATAATAAAAAGTGATAAAAAAAAGCAAAAAATACTTAAAGATATTCTCAAAAATCCATCTCAAGAGACACAAAGACTCATCGACCTCTACTACTCTACCCAAAAAAATTTCAATAACTCAGGCACTATTGTAGATGGAGATGAAAACAGCATTACCACAAACAGCCACAACACAACTCCTCAAGAGCCACTCAACCACAGAGCCATGACACTCTTAGAGATTTTCAATGAAAAAAGCGAACAAGAGCAAAGAGATATTTTGAAAATGGTACTAAGCCTCTAAATATTCGCCTATTTGTAGTATAATTTTAAAGAAGAAAGGATGATTTATGAAAAGACTTTATAATCTTGTGCATTATATTATTAATAGACAAACGGATATTGACTTCAAAAAACTTGGAAAAGTAAAATTGAATAAAATTTTATGGTTTGCAGATAGGGAGTATATGTATAATAATTTTACATCTATATCTCATAGTGATTATATCAAGTTGAAAAATGGTCCAGTACCTAAAAAAATAGATGCTATTTTAAGATTATTAGTAAAAGATGGTGCTATTATAAAAAAAAATGTTCCTCTTGGCAACTATATTCAACACTCATTTATATCTATAAAAGAGCCTGATATTTCAGGTTTTACAGCAAATGAAATAAGCATAATAGACAAATATATAGAAAAGATAGCAAATAGACACAGTGCAACTAGTATCTCCAATATCTCTCACAACAAAGCTTGGGAGTTGGCAAAAATAGGGCAAATTATACCAATAGAGACTGTTTTTTCTGTAGATATTGCAGATGACATAACAGAAGAAGAAATTAAAGAAGCAGGAGCTATTTTTGCTTCCTAACAAACCAAGCGACCTCTTTGAAATATATGACTTCTCTAATGATGCTCAAATATCATTGCATAACTATTTCAACACTCATCACAATATTATTATTCTCATAATAAACTCTTTATGCTTTCTTGCTAGTAGAGATAAACATACTGGTTATCAAGTATCAAATGAAAATTATTTTATAAAACAGAATATAGATAAGATTAATTGCACCCTCTATTTATACTATAGTTTTACCAGCTCTTTTGAAGTTGTAAATATAAAAATGAAATGCAAATAAGAGCCTTTAAAATTCAGGCTGATTTGTAGTATAATTTAAAAAAAGGATTTCTAATGAACCCGGCAAGTAGAATCTACGATTTATTAAAAGAGTTGCATAAGAGAAGAAAATTAAACACAAGACTCATTAATATATATAAAGAGATTTTTAAAACAGATAGTATCTATGAAATCTATGAAATTTTACATATTTATCAACAAAATTTACATGTAATAGAAAATGAAATAGATGCGATAGGACGATATAACAACTACGAGCGAATACTTAAAAGTGTTCATAAATTTATACTTCCACTAAATCTTGAAAGCTATATAAGCAGTTTTCAAAATGACTTAAATGATTTAGAACTCTCATTTATGATACTCTCTGACAGTTTTTCAAATAAAAAATATCAAGAAAATGATATACAGGACTCACTAGATATGTTTGACAGTGAGATTGATAAATTTCTTGATTCTATAATGTCTCTTGAACTAGATGATGAAACAAAAAAGATTATGATACTTGTGATGCATAAGATAAAAAAATCTATAAAGAATTATAAATATAGAGGAATAATAGGACTAAGTGAAGACTTTTATCTCTTCAAATGTATCCTTGAAAAGACACAAGAGTCAAAAAGCATACTCGATAAACTCCTCACAGTAGTAAAAAAAGCAAAAGATGTAAAAGAGACGACCGCATTTATCTCTGAAAATATAGATTATGCGATCGACTTTGTTATTGCTTTGGAACAGTAGGCATTAAATTTTTACTTAATGCCTCTTTGTCTTTTTCATGCTGTTTTGCACAAACTCCCAGTCAATACCATCACCTTTTTTTGTTGCAAAATCTACAACCACCCTGCTTTGAATAATATCCTCTAAAATAGTATCAAATACAAACAACCACTTTTTATCTATAGAAGCAACTCCATCTTTTACATGTAACTTCTGTTGAAGCTCTTTGTTAATATCGTCTAACTTTATCAATGTTTCTCTCATCTACCATCCTTTTTTTAATTTCAAGTAGAATTATAGCATAATAGTACATTGAGTACTTAATTTAAGTACTCTTTAAATGTACTTATTGTACTATTCTCTTATCCAAACAAAAAACCAGCTTTCGGAGTTGGCTTTGTTTGTGTTGTTTTGAATTATCACTGTTAATGCTTATCGTAAGGAAAGAGTAAATGCTATTAGCACCAAAAAAGATAAAAAGCTTGGTACGTGCCACAGAGAAGATGATAGATGCAAAGCTAAAACTAAACAGCAGTTTGTATATATTAATAAGAGATGGTTATAGTAGAGAGGAGTTAGCACCAATTTTTGAAGAGATAGAGTCTATTGGAGCAAATTTAGATTCACTCCAACAAAAGTTATTTGAAAAAATCTACAAATGACCTGACTCTTGGAGTCTAAATCTCATGTCATCTTCGTCAGATATTTCTATGCACTTCACAGTGCATTTAAAACCTTCGCTTGTTTTTGTATGAAATATGTCGTTTATGACAAATCTTCCACTACAACCTCTGTCTGCGAGTTCTTCATTTATAATGATTTCTCCTACTCTTGGGAGATAATCCATAGTATCTACATGTGAAAATCTCGATATTCCTTGGTCTATATATTTTACTTCTATCTTCATGATGAAGCCTTTGTGTTGATTTTTGTTGCAACTTAATTATACCACAAAGGTTTCACCGTGAATATTTTAAACAGATAAGCATTATCAGTGATAATTCAAGATAACCAAACAAAAAACCAGCTTTCGGAGTTGGCTTTGTTTGTGTTGTTTTGATTTATGATTGTTAAAAGGAAAAATATGGAAGATATAAATTTTGTATGGCTTTTTGTGGGTTTAGCTGTTGGCTTTGCCATTGGTGCATTTCAGAGTAACTGACATCGCTTGTTTGTGTAGCGGCACTTGTTTTTTATAAGTGCTTCGCAGGTATTAGTAAATGGCTTGTTTCCATTATAATAGACAACAGGCTCTTTCCAAGTAGTCTTATTGTGCTCAAAGAGGATAGAACATGGTTTTTTCATCTTTGTAACTTTTTTTGATTCGGAGTGCGTGTAGCCTATTTTATACCCTACTCCCAAACCAGTAGCAAGTAAGCCAATGTTTACACTCAACCCTACAAGAGAAATATCCATAAACTATCCTTTTTTCAAATTATATCAAAACCTTTTACATGTAAACCTATCCGCAAACATAGGCTCAACAAAACAGTAGTGAAAAAACTATGTGCTTTTAAGGCAGCATGTAGATTTGGGAAAGGCAAATCGCTTCTATAAACCTCGATGTAGCATACAGTTGCAGCTTAATGACATGGGCTTTCCTCTGTATGTTGCACAGAGTTTTATAAAAAAATATAAGGAAAAAATATGAGCGTTCAAAAAATGAGAACCTTGCTTAGACTGGCATCAGAGCAAGGCATTAACATAGGTAGTATGACCGCAAAAGAGTTTGCACTTTTTGCTAAATCAGTGAAATTATAGCATAAAAAAAGTAAGGAAATTTGCAAAAATGTCCTTAAAAAGTGAGTAAATAAAATGATTGAAAGAAAAATCACTTTAGCAGTACCACCTGAGCTTTTTAATGATATAACGGCTATTTGTGGGAAAAGAAAAGAGTATTCAAGCAAACAAGAGTTTTTGTATATGCTTGTAGAACAATACTTTCATAAGGAAAGTTCAGTAAATGTTGCGCAAAAGTCCTTAGAAAATAAGGAAAAATCAGATTTCAAAAAAAGGTTTTATAATGAGTAAAGAGAAAAAAGGCATATTTGCAGTTGCAGTATCAAGTAAAGGTGGTGTAGGAAAAAGCACTCTATCAAATCAAGTATTGACTGCCCTACTCTATGAAAAAGAGAAAAAAAAGGTAAAGCTTATAGAGGTAGATGACAACAACATCACAAACACATACACCAGCTCTCTATTTCACTCTCAAAGTTTTAAAGTAGAAAAAGGCATAGAAGAGACATTGAGAGCAATGTTTGATGTATTGAGCGATGAGAGCGTTGTGATAGATGCAGGAGGTGGTAACGATAGCAACGCTTTGGTAGATTCACTTTTGAGTATGGGCATAGATGAGCATGTAGTCTATTTCATCCCTGTACTAAAAAATAAAAGTGGTATGAAAAACCTCCTAGATATGTACAAACGCATCAGAGCAAAAAGCACAAGCAAAATAGTAGTAATACTCAATCAAACAAAATCAACACAAAATGACATAATAAAGTCTGAGTTTCTCTACTTCTTTGGAGATAAAGAGATGGGCATAAAAGGTGTATTTGAAGAGGTATATCAAGATGATAACCTTATTGTTACATCATTGCAAGATACGAGCGTTTATGATTTGTCTGAGGGCTTGGGACTCACCGCTTATGAGATAGCCAATGATGCGATTAAAACAGATGAGTTTTTGAAAGAAGAGCAAAAGAAAGGCTATGAAGCATTTATAAAAGCTTTGGCATTTGTAAAGATTTACAACCTTTGTGCTGAAAATCACAAAAATTCATTCCTACAATTTATGGAGGATGTTGCACTCTAAGCAACAAAACAGATGAAGACTCATGGCGGAGTGTGGTATGAAAATAAGTGTATGCTTCAAAACTCTCACTCACTAAAGCTTGATGAAGATGCATGCAAAATAAAACTACCAAGTAGAATGGGACGCAAAGAGGCACTCAAATACTACAACAAAAAACTCTTTAACCACTGGACACAAGATTATGAATATGACAAACGCATTAGTGAGAAGCATATTAAAGAGATTGTAAGTGCTTTGATGTTTGGGAGCAGAGAGAGATATAAAGAATTGGAAAATAAATAATGAAATTACACCCATTAATAAATAATGATGAAGTGTCTTTGGCACTTGGAAAAGCGATGATAGAATTCAAATACAGAGAAAAGGAAAAAAATGTTTAACAAAATAATTCTAGCAGGAAACTTAACACGAGACATAGAACTGAAATACACACAAGCAGGAAGTGCGATAGCTAACACGGCTATTGCAACAAGTAGAAAATTCACAAGCAACGGAGAGAAAAAAGAGGAGGTTTGCTTTGTGGATATAACATTCTTTGGTAGAAGTGCAGAAGTTGCAAACCAATATCTTCATAAAGGGAGTAAAATACTTGTAGAGGGTAGATTAAAGCTCGACCAATGGACTAACCAAAACGGGCAAAAGAGAAGTAAGCACTCTGTAATCGTTGAGAGTATGCAAATGCTTGGCACAAAAGACGATAATCAACAATCACAACAACAAGCTTATCAAGCCCCTACTCCAACTTACCAAAACGCACAAGGGCAACCACAAACACAACAACAGTATCAACAAGCACAACAACAAGTGCCAAATACAACTCCTGAAATTGATATTAGCGAAGATGAGATACCATTTTAGGAGAATGAGATGGATTTTAATAGATTTGATTTATCTAAAACATTTGGAAAGAGTAAGGCAAATTCTATTTTTGTAAAATTGAGAAAAGATGAGCTTGGGTATTTCAAGATGAAGCAATGTGAAAAATCTCTCTGTTCTATTGTGTTTTTTAACCCTGATGAGATAATAAAACACTACCAACATAAAAAAGAGAAGTACATAGACGACCCTTTCTTGGTTGCACGACCTCTGTACCTTGATGCGTGGGATAATATGATAAGAATTGCAAAACATTTTAAGGTAATAAACAATGAAATATTTAGTTAGTTTAAGTGGTGGTAAGGATAGCACGGCGTGCTTGTTATGGGCTTTGGATACATTGCCTAAAGAAGATATTATCCCATATTATATAGATACGAAATGGGAGCACGAAGCAGTTTATGAATATATTGATTATCTTGAAAATAGACTTAATATTAAAGTAATAAGACTTGGAAGTGAGGGAATGGAAGCCCTTAGCAAAAGAAAGAAGATGATGCCAAATAAAACTATGAGATTTTGTACTGAAAATCTAAAAGTGAAACCAGCTCTCGAATTTTACAAGACTTTTCAAGATAAAGGGATTGACTTTATAAACATTGTAGGAATTAGAAGAGATGAGAGTAAATCAAGAGCAGACACGGAAAGCTTTAGTATTTCAAGAGATGGAATTAAAACGCTCTACCCGATTGTATATTGGAATACGCAGAGAGTTTTTGACTATCACAAAGAGCATAGCATTGATGTAAATCCACTCTATAAAAAAGGATTTACTAGGGTTGGTTGTTATCCGTGTATTTATGCAAGAAAGCACGACTTAATGATGATGGAAGACAAATACAAAAAAAGACTTCAAAAACTTGAAAAAGATATAGGTGCAACATTCTTTGCCCCAGATAGAGAAAAATATTTAAGAAAAACTCTCGATATGGGAATGGAAAACCATTGTGTCAATCAGTATGGGATATGTGAGTAATGACACTTAAAAAAACAATCATAGGAATACTCTTTGATGAAACAATATGCAAGCTTGAAGACGACACAAAAAGAAAGCCTTTTGTATATGCTGAAATACGAAAAATACGAAAAAAGCACTATACAATAGCAAGGAATGACGCTTTTTTGTTTGATAAGGCATATCATCTTGCTTCAAGTTCGTGGTATAACACACAAAAGAAGTTTATAGGTAGAGGATTTGAGTTCTCAAAAGTTATAAAGTTGCAAATGCTAATAAAAAAAGAGCCGTGGCTTGTAAAGTATTTTAAGCTTAATATGAAACATTTTGAGCAATTAGAAAAAAGCTACTCACTTGATAAGCATATTTTTAGAACTGCAAAAGTTACAAATGCTCTTTTAAAAGAGATTGATATAACGCTTGCAAGATACAACTATAACAAAAGAAAACTATGAAAATAAGAATAAACGAGCATAAAGTAGTGCTAAATGTGGAGCATTACGACGCTAAGACGAAGGTGGCAACTGTTAAAATTGTTGGTACTATGTGCAAGTTTCAAGAACACGAATATAGCGTTGTGGAGGATTAGGAATGAATTATACTGTATATGTAGGTATGCCAAGCGTCAGAGGAAGCACACAAGCGATTGAAATTGAGATTGATGACAATGCAACGGAAGAGGAAATTGAGGAGATATGCAGAGAGACTGCGTTTAATGAAGTGGAATGGTACTTTGAAAAAGGAAGAAGATGAGAGAGAATAAATTTAGGGCGTGGGATACAAAAGAGAATAAGATGTTAGAGGTTGTAACACTTGAACAACTTGTTACAGGTGGCAGTCTTTGTAGCAAAGAAGACTATAAAAATAAGATTTCTCTGCAATATACAGGCTTAAAAGACAAAAACGGCGTTGAGATTTATGAGGGGGATATTGTAAGATGGGGAATGGGTGGTTTAGAGCGTTCTGGAGTAAGATATGCTTCAATTGAGCTTTTTCCATCTTTAAAATTTAGACTATTGTTTTATGAGAATGAAGAAACAGGCGAAAGAAAACCACCAGTAAGGACTTATTCTTTTGACTTCTCAAATTTCATTTATACAGACACAGAGAAGTACCTTGAAGTCGTCGGTAATATCTACGAAGACAAGGAGTTATTAGATGTTTAAAGTAGGCGATAAAGTCTGGTGCTATTCAATGCAAAAAAAAGGTAAAGTAAAAAGTGTAACAAAAAGGAGAAACGGTTTTAGTTCCTCTTATCCAATTAGAGTTAAATTCAAAAATGGCATATTCGAAAACTTTACAAAAGATGGGAGATTTGCAACAGAGGATAAAGCCCCTGATTTGTTTAAAAAAGAGATGACTATGGTGGAGAAGAAATGAACAAAGATTTAAGAACAAAGATAAATGAATCTGAATTTTATGCAATACAAACGGCTTGCTTTGATAAAAATATAGGATGGGATAATTCAGGTCTTGTTGCAAGAAACTATTTTGATGATTGTAACTTTATGTATTATAGGAGCAAATCGAACTCTATTCAGTATGGCATTCACGAGTGTAATTTTGAGATAGATATAGCAGAGGAAGTTACTGCGTTGGAATTTATAAAAAGGATAAATAAATGTTAAAAGTATTATGTGAGGGATGTACTCCCACAAAAGGCTCTGAATATAGTGCAGGGATTGACTTATATGCCTCTGAAGATGTTGTTATAATGGCTGGAGAGACTGCTGTTGTTGGTCTGGGGGTTTGTATTGATTTGGAAAAATCTTTTATAAAGTTACAAAAAATCGTTAATAAAACATTTTTTAATGAAAGGACACAAAGATTTAAAGAAACTCACTATTTAGAACTACATCCAAGAAGTAGCCTAAGAGCAAAAGGGTTTATCTCAAATACAGGCATAATCGACATTGATTATAAAGATGAAATTAAAATTATTATACATAATCCAATTATTAGGGTGCTAGATAGCTTTGATTTAGTTGGTGTAGAGTGCGATAAAGAGAATAGTTTTATTGACGGTTCTTATGAATATACAATCAATAAAGGGGATAAAATAGCACAAATACTTTTAAAAGAACACCAAGGCTTTTTAATGGGCGTTAAAAGCAATGAAGAGCGTGTCGGTGGATTTGGTAGCACTGGAGAGTAGATATTTCGCTATAATCACACTATAAAAAAAGAGAGGAAAATATGGCAGAAGATGAAAACATAGTCAAAAATGAGGGCTTAAAAGAAGTTGGCAAAGGCTTTATAGCATTGGCAAATCTTGTTTTTGTTATTTTCTTACTCAATAATTACCTACAAAAAGATAATTTTAGTATGCTAGGTGTGCTTTTATCTATCTATGGTATCATAATGCTATATGTTACAGGCTATACAGCCATCAACAAAGGAGATGCGAAATGCTAGAATTTGGAATAATCGTTGCAGTAGTAGCAACAATAGCTTATTTTGTAGTGAAAAAAATACCTAATGTAAAGACTCATTAAAAGGAAAGAGTATGGCAGAAGATGAAAACATAGTCAAAAAGACTTGTAAAGAGTTGGGGATTACGCAGAAGGAGTTGGCTGAGAGGTTGGGGGTTAATGATGGGACTGTTAGACAATGGTCATCTCAAACTAAACCACCAGAATGGGCTATAAAATTTATGAATGTTCTTATTGAAAATAAATTGCTAAATGAACGAGTAACTAAATTCTCAACAGCTCTTAATATGCTTGATGAAGCAAGGGTGTGACATTTTGTCATACCCTTTGTTAATAAGATTAACACTTATAACTTGAAAATGTAAATAAAATTAACTTTTACTATTGACTTGTGTTAATTTAATTGATATAATTCTCTCACATTTGTTATTAACAATAACATTGTTCTTTAAAACAGAGAGATTTAAAAGTTAAAAGTGTGCTATACTTTGATTATGAAAAAAACCAGAAAGATTGTAGAGAATGTCGCATTAGGACTTTTTGTAAATGGTAGTTTTGCAATAAGCCAAGATGGGCTTACAACAAAATCTTTGATTATCACCAGCGTTTCTTTATATGCTATGATAATTACTGTAATTTATGAGGAGGATTAAATGGATGGTCAAGACATCATACTAGCACTAACTATTTTAGTAGCCATTGTAGCAACTGCACTTGCATTTGTAAAACCAAAAGAGAAACACACTCACTAACTTTTAATATCTCTCTGTAAAAGATTATTATTTTATGGAGAGAATTATGCAACTTATCACATTCAACGATGTAGAGCTTCATCTACAAGAACATTCACAATATGAGTTTTTATTATCAAACAAAGAGGTCGCTTTAGGGTATGGTATAACTGAAAATGCAATCATTAAACATTTAAAAAGACGCTCCGACGAACTCATAGAAGGCAAACACTGGCTACGCTTAGAAGTCCAAACAAAAGGTGGCAAACAAAAAGTTATCCACTGGACCAAAAAAGGAATAGTGCGTTTAGGCTTCTTCATCAAAAGTGAAAATGCTAAAAAGTTTCGTGATTGGGCTGAGGACTACATAGTAAATAAAAAAGCAACCCAAACGCAACACAACCCATACATCTACCAACTAGAACGAGAGAACACAGAACTACGCCGTGCTATAAATCGCCTATCTCTCAAACCAACATACAATGAAGAGCTTAAAAAGCTACAAGACGACAACAAAGCCCTAAAACGCACCCTCATAGACTTCTCAAATAGATACCACACTATCGTGCTAGAAGCTGAGGACAAAGTACAAGCCATAAAAAGCGAACTCACAAAAATGACGAACTGTTTCCAACTATTGCCAAACTTAGCAAATGATGGAAAGAACCTAAATACAGATACAATGGCTAAACATAGTCATTGGAATTAAAAAGGAAATAAGAAATGATTTTACCAGTAAAAGTAGGATTATTAGAAGGTATGGAGATAGCTCCCGTTGGAAATGATAAGAAAAAATATACATTAATAAAATCAAATAAAGACGGAAAAATGTATGCTCTTCATAAAACACATATTATCAAACTTGATGATTTGGGTGTAGATACATTAGATAATGAATGGATATGTGTTAATTTATCACATTTACAAAGCATATTAAAATGTATAGAATTTGAAAATGGAAAAATTGTTTCATTTGATGAATTCGATATTTATAAATTATCTGAAAGTTTAGATGATGAATTTACTGAAATTGCTATGAAAATAATAGAGATGTCGAGGGAAGACTACAAAATTAAAAACGGTTTTACTTACGAGATTAATTGTAGAGATATTATTGCTCAAGAGTATGAAAAACAAGAGAAACAAAAATGACAAACTGTTTCCAACTCTTGCCAAACTTAGCAAATGATGGAAAGAACTTAAACACAGAGACAATGGCTAAACATAGTCATTGGTAAAAATCACATAAAAGGAAAAAAGATGCAATTAGAAGCTTTCAATAATTTAGAACTCATTCCTAAGCTTATGCAACATATAGAAAGTCTTGAAAATAAACTCATGAGGATAGAGCAAGTAATAGCCCCTCCCCTCACCACAAAAAAAGGAGTTGCAAGCTATTTTGATGTAGGACCAAGAACCATAAATAACTACATAACAAAAGGATATTTAATAGAGGGTACACATTTCCATAGAAAAAATGGTAAACTTTTGTTTGTGGAAGATGCTATTTTGAATTTTGATAAAAGGATAATAGCGTGAAAAAGTTGCGTTTTAAAAATAGAAATGGTGTTCTATATTATGGATTTGGAGATAGTTTAAAATCTTCTCGAATGAAAGATACTAAAATAAATAGAAATATTTTGATAGGAAAATTCAATCGAGGAGAGCTATTTGAAGATAAAATGACATCAAGTAAAACAATTATCGAACTTGTAGAAGATGTGATAAGTGATAAAAGTAAGCACTTGAAGCATAAAAGTATGATAGCCTATAAATCATCTTTTAATAACCATATTATACCATTTTTCAAAGACAAATATGTATCTTTGATTAAGCCAATGGATATAAAGATATTTCAAGATGAGATGGTAGCAAAAGGTTTAAAAAAACAGAGCATTAATTTTGCAAGGATACTGCTAAAAGAAGCATTTGAAATGGCTGTTTTGAATGAGATTATAAATCATAATCCAGTAGAAGCTGTAAGTATGCCAAAGATAAACTATACAAAAAAGAAACCGAAACCTTTTCCACTTGATGAGATTGATAAGATTTTAGAGTGTGCAGAGGGTGAATATAAAAACTTTTTAGGTATATCTTTTTTTACTGGTATGAGAAGTGGTGAGCTACTTGCTTTAAGATGGGATGATGTAAATTTTGAGACAAGTACAATCACTATCAATAAAACAGTAGCTCAAGGTGTAATCAATTCAGCCAAAACAAAATCAAGCGAAAGAGACATCGAAATGATAGACAAAGCAAAAGAGTTCTTTCAAAATCAAAGATTTTTAACTGGATTAAACAATACCTATATTTTTTTAAATGCAAAAGGAACTCACTACAGTTCCAATGATACTTTCTTTAGAAAATATCAAGCCGTTCTAAAAAAATTAGGAATTGAAAAACGAGCCTTGCATAACACAAGACATACATTTGCAAGTATGATGCTAAATAATGGAATTAAACCTCTCTGGGTATCACATACTTTAGGTCATAATAATTTGCAAATAACGCTAAGTGTATATACTCATTTTATGCCTAAAAAAGAAAAAATTGAAATAGAATTTTTAGATAATAGGTACAAAAATGGTACACACAGCTAACAAATACCGATAAATAAGGCTTAGAGCTTTAATTTATGTTTAAGTACAAGTAAAGTTTTGCAATTTATTTGCAAGAAATATATATTAAATAGCACTTCCACACACTACCTTTCAACCTATACATTGAAAAACCATTGAAAAAAAACGGGTCAAAAACGGTACAAAATTTTAAACCCTAAACAAAACCATCTCATCCTCATTTCTACAATCTAAATGCACCCAACTCACACCAAGCTCCATTCCTTTCACATATTTAAACACATTTTTATTTTCTGTAATAAAATTTCTAACCTCTTCTGCATTATAATCACTAAATACAATATCAAACGCATTAGCGTATGAGTGCTGTGAACCATAACTGTAATTCGGGCTATCAGGTGTCCTTATTCCACTCCACTCTCTATTTCCACCCCAAAAATAATTATTAATTGTCATAGTTCCAAGATTGAAATGCTCTTTGAGTATATCAATAGTTTCAATCAATCTCACATCAACATAACGCCAAGATTTATCTCCATATTTCCTATACATTTTTTTCGGTACTAATTCGTGAATTTTAAAATATTTACTTTGCATTTGTTTTATTCCTTTGTCTTATTTTTATTTATTTAGTAATCTTAGGTTTATATTCTAAGTTCATAAGTTTATTAGTGTCTTTCATATCTCTACCAAGCATTGACAGAGTTTTAATATCTGTTGCATTAAGCTTACTTATAGAATCAACTATATAAGTCCCGAATGTAACACTATAGCCTATCATTACAACTACAACCCCCTTAATAAGAGTAGGAGACATATCTTTAGCTCTGCTCGAGTCTATATTTTCAATCTTAATTCTATGCTCTTCAGTAACTCCAACAAGTCTTAGTGTATCTTTAGTAAGAGCTTGAACATCTTTAGTGAGCAATCTAACACTATTACATCCACTGTCACTTGCTTGTATAGCTTCTACTGAATTAATACGATTATGTACTCTTTTATTGTTTTCACTGAAAGTCTCGTCTCTGCGTTTAAAACTTTCAGTGAGTTCTTTATCAAGTAAGTCAATTCTATTATTTACTAAATCTTGACTGCTAAGTTTTTGTGCTACATTACCAAGTTCTTTTGTTAGTTCGTGTTGTGAAGTAACTAAACTATTTATACTCATAATTATATTTTCAATAGGTACATTATCCATTTGCAAACCCCTCGTTGTATTGTTTTATTTCCTCATTTAGATATGCAATAGCTTTGTCTTTTTCCTTACAAGCTTCTTTGAGTTCTGTATAGTTCTTAATTAGCTTATTAAACTGTTTTAAAGGCAATATAACATTATCCCCTTGAGCTTGTACCTTTAATTTATTTTGCACCTTTAACCACCTTGTATTGAATTTGTAATGGGGTCATAATAGTTTTATTAACATCATAAGTTTGTAATCTAGGACATTTAGCTTTTACATACTCTGTTCTAACTATAATCTTAGGTTTATCACAACACGCATTAAATAGTGAGCTTATAAACACCAGCACTATTACGAATGTCATCTTTTTTATACTGTTTGACTTCACCCTTTAAATCCTTTTTCTTTTGTTTCTGAACTTCTTCAAATAACTTATTTTTATTTGTCGTGTTCATATCTTGAATTACTGTTCGTAAGTTATTTGATTTAACTTTTTGAACTACTAATTTATCTTTTAGTTTATTGACTTTTTGATGTTGCTCATACATAGTGTATTTGAAATATCCATATCCACTTACTATCAATGTAGCTAACACACCAAAAAATAATAATCTTATACTAAACATATCAATCCTTTGTAGGAGCTGTACTCCAATTTGTCTTAGCCATATAAGCTAACGCACCTAATATAGATGTATAGATAGCACCTATTCCTATATCACCCATTCCTTTTACCTCTGCTATAAACTGAGGCTGTAGGATAAACCAAGCAAGATAGCCTAAATATCCAATAACTAAGTATCTTGCTATTAACTTTATATCAGCTCTATTCACCCCTACTCCTGTAACAGTGGTTATGTTCAAACTTTCTAAGTATCTTACATAGCCAAGGTAATTTACCTGTTCTACCTATATAGCTACTTATAGTTTCATCTTGCGAGCCATTAAGAAACAATACATTACCCATTTGGTCTAATACAAGTAACAATCTATACCATCTTCTACGCTTTTTCATATCCCTATCAAACTTAGCATATAAGTTTGATAGTTCTTTCTTTTCTACTGTTCTAGGCATACTCATCTACTCCTTCGATATTTGCTATACTATAATCCAATCTCACTAAGCATCTCTTTCTCAAATGCTCGTTTTTTAGCAAGTGCTTCAGCAGCAAATGCAATAAACGCATCTTTTTTTGCAATGACTGCATTTGCAAAGTCATCAAGAGAACTTCCATCTGCATCTGCTAACACTTTCAAAAATGGTGCATCGTCTGCATCTGAGCTATCAAGATACTTTAATGCCTCGTTATATTGAATGGTCCATGTCTCACGCTCTACGAGTGGATAAGCTTCAATAACAGTTCGCATATCTTTCTCAAGAGACTCTTTTACGACCTCTCTAATTCTGTTAAGTTGTGCTGTATCCTGCACCAATGCTTTAAACTCATCTTGTTCTATAGCAGTACAGTTAATAACATCTTCTTGACTTGCAATAAGTGCATCAATGTCATCTTCTACATCAGCCCCAACACTTACAACATTAACCCCAGTAAAATTATTTACTTTTACTTTATCATCACCCCCACGAAACTCATGAGTTGTGAACTTATCTTCTACTTTGTTAAATTTTACATACTTGAACATTTATTATCCTTTTCTATGCTGTTGAGAAGTTTCATCATCTCAACAAACTTTCTATTTAAACTTATTTCGCCACCACTAACTTTTTCGTGTGTACTCATACCGCTCACTATCGTTCACTCTTACAGAGTAACAGAGGCAAAACCCGCCACATCGTCGCCCGAGTGAGACGAATCATTGTAGAGACTGGAGCAGAAAACACCAGCATAACCAGAGCTGCCCCAACTCCCACCGACAATCACGACCGCACCGTGTCTTAAATATCTATAAACACCATCATTACCAAAGCTAGTAGTTCCTGAGCCACTTACACCAGCACTAGTTGGAATACCTACACTTGCTTTTTTGTAATCAAGTGAGTTTGTATCTGTTGAAAAGTTTAGTACAGTTTCAGAGCCATTTCCTAAATAAGTCCATCCTGCATTACTTCCAACAATTCCAGTTAGATTTAACATATCGTAGAGACTTGCATCTAAAAGATTATCGCTTGTTAAGTCATTTGGATTTACACCTGCTTTTAGGATTCTAAAATATCTTGCAGAGTAAACCCCATCTGTATCAGCTATATCTCTCTCCAAATCATTATCTACTGTTACAGTATTGCCATCTTTTACATCTGTTACAGTGTAAGCTGCTGTATTGTAAGTAGAACCGCTATGAGGAGACCCACCAAAATAAATAACATCATCAACTGCTAATCCGTGACTTGTAATCGTTACATCTTTTTGTCCACTGCTAGATGCCGTTCCAGTTACTTTTGCTAGGTATGTAAGCCCTGTAACAATCTTCCACATATTACCGTTCATATCTGCAACACCTGAGTTTTGTCCATTATGTGTAGTCTTTGCAAAGTTTGAACCACTTCCTGTTAATGCACAGTTTGAGTATCCACTACCTGTAAAAGTTACACTTGTATCATTCACATCGTGAAGGGCACTTACTAGACAACCTTTTGGAAAGTAAGGTGCTACATCATTAAACGCACATAAAGCAGTTGAAGCACCACTTTGACTTTGAGCAAGTGCTATAAGTTGCAGTGCATTCCACTCAAATATTGTCGTTGTTTTATATCCCGCTGCATGACAAGCATCAACAAAGCCTGCATAGTTATTCGCTGGAGCAGATACAAGACTTCCAATAGGATTATGAGAGCTACTTGTACTTACTGGGTCAAGATACTGCTGAGAAGTAAGCTTACCCCCTACATTTCCTGCCAAATACTTGAAGTGCAAAAAACCATTTGGTGCATCATAAAACGCACGAGGCTTTGCAAAACCACTTGTTGAAGTTGAAGATATTGAGATAACATTCCCAACCATCTTATAGTAAAAAGGTGCTATATACTCAAACACACTCCCAACTACATCAACAACACATCCGTAGTTTGGGTTCATAACATCATCATGACCACTCATTTTTGTGTAACCTGCTGGCAACAACTCATCTTTTAATGCTGCAACACCAAAACCTGCTGTTCCAGGTACTCCAATGTTGTATGCTGTATCTTCAGGAAGAATATCAAAACTCATTGTGTATAGCTTCTCTAAAGATGAACCTGCATACGCTACCTTTTCTAAATCTGTCTCAGTTTTAGATACTTCTTCTAATCTCTGGATTATTGTATCTCTTGCACTCTTCATTCCCATTACTTACTCCTATTTAATTTAGTTTGTAGTTTAATGACATCGCTAGTCATAGACTTATTCCAAAATCTTTTGCTTTTAACACTCTTGCATTTTTGTCAATTTTTGCTGTATATTCGCCTATTTGTGACTCTATCGCTGTTGCTATTGCACCACTAATATTATTGTTAATCCCCTCTACAGTATTTTTATAATCTTCTGTAGTATCTCTAAAAGCCTTTGCCTCATTAGCACTTGTAAAAGCATTTGTAGCACTATTACTTGCATTTTTTTCTGCTGTTTGTGTAGCTGTTTTACTTGTTTCTACATCATTCGCAGTGCTATTTATCCCTGCAATACTCGCATTTATTGATTTTATTACATCAACAATCTTCCCCCACACATAAGAAGCATTAGCTCTAAAATCAGCACTACCCTCTACTGGTATCTTTGCCTCATCAAAATTCGTTACTGTTGGTATTGACATTATCTCTCTCCTTTTCTCATTATAAATACCCCTCTACTTGGAGTTGGTATGTAGTCTTAGCTACACTTATCGGCATATCATGGTCTTTCAACTCTCCATAAATGAGCAACGCTTTATATCCACCATCTCTCTCATCTCCAACAAATATTGCAGGAGTATCTGCTAAGTCGTTTAGTCTGTTTTGGATGATGTCAATAGCAAAACTATCTATAATACATGAGATAGACATTCTTTTATATCTTGCCTTTCTTCTTGTGATTATATTTCCAAATCTATCTCGTGACTTTGATGTAACACCTCTCATACTTGAAGTAGGGTTTGGTTCAATCAGTGTCAATCCAAAGTTTTTACTTCTACCATACGCTATATGCCCTACTGCTACGACATTATCAGGATTGTTAATATAAACTTCAAGTGTTGCATCATAAACAAGAGGTAAAAGCACAAAGAAACTTCGTCTATACTCAGTAGGTGCATAAGTCCAATCTTGCCAATCATAAACATCCCTAAAAGCAATATCAAAAGTCTTATCAAATACAACAGTAGAGTCATCATCATTCTTTGTAACAATTACTCGTATTGTCTTTACATTTTCTATAGCGTCTATCATCAAAACATCACTGTCGGAAATACCAAATTTGTAGTAAATCTCGTCACTATTAGAACATTTGCTACTCCCAAGCTCATCAAAAGCTCTCATGTAGTTTGTAGCCCCTCTATCAAACCAATATGTACCTATACCTGTTACAGGATTCACATCATTCTCTGGTTTAGCTAATGCATTATCATCCCCTTTTGGAACTGCTTGAATTGCCTCGTATTTTCTATAATAAGGGGCTTTTACTTGCACCAAATCCCCTGTTGTATAATCATCTTTAGAACTATCATAGACAGCTATCCCAGCCTCTTCCTCATCTATGTTAGAATCTAATATGTTTGCTTTAGTTCGTGGAGCTATTATCATACTATTCTCCTTGTCGTATTCACTGCTATTTCATCGAGCAATGCACTCTGTTCAAGAGATTCTTTCTTAAGCTCTCGTATCTCATTTGCTTGTTTCTCTGTTAATATAATAAGTTTCTTAAGCTCAACAACTACATCATCTTGGTTATTGCTAACACTAATTCTAGTAGCGTTAGAAGTAAATCCACCAGTAGCAAATGTTTTACTATTTCTAGCTTCTTCAAGAGCGTTAAAGAGTTCAGGGCGTTTGTGTAGCATCCATCTAGGGGTTACACACTCATCTTCATGTACTATCCCTGCTCTTTTAAAGCCTGTAGAGTCTGATTTTGTATCTGTTAATTTTGGCGATAATATGCTTGCATTTATAGCATCTAGTTTTACGCCTAGTGAACCTAATAATAAGTTACTTGTGTCTAACTTAGTAGTAAGGCTGTTTTCAATTTTCTTTAAGTAATCTACCTTGGTGATTGCAGAGTCTTTCATAGCTTTAAATTGTCTAGCAGCTACAATCTGTGCATACTTTTGGTCTTTAGAAGTTTTAAAATTACTAGAATCAAAAAGTGTACTAGAATAAGAAATAGTTTTTTTCAAACTATCTTGATAAGCTTTATAATCTTTTGTTTTTGAAAGATTTAATGTACTGCTCATTGAATCATAATAATTTTGTAAAGCGAACTTTGAACCGTTTGCTGATACTTCTAGCTTTAGTATATTACTTGTTAAAGAGTCAATAATAGAGTTTAGGATTGATGTATTTGCTTTTGCTTGTTTTATAACATCATCATTGGCTTTCTTTGTGTCCTCTAATAAGTTTATATACCTCTGTCTAGCTTTATCTTCTCGCCCCATCTTATCTAAAACTTTTTGCCTCTGATAAATCTCATAGTCTCTAGCATTATGAGTAAGCTTATATATTTTATCTAACTGTTTTACTTTATTGGTGTTATCGACTGTTACATGGATAAGTTCTTTATTTGCTAGTAGGAAGCTTTTCTCAGCATCCGTTAAACCACCAACACCACCTTTGAGATTATCAAATAGAGCCATAAGCTGTGTTTGAGTTGTTGCAACATTTACACCTAACTTATTAGCTTGGTCTTGTACTAATTGGTCTTGTGTTTTGAATGAGTCTTTGAACTCTTTCATATTTGCATTTGACTTAGATGTTGCTTCTGCTACTGCTAAAATTGCATCTTTATTATCCATAATAGTAACAGCACTAACACCATAAGCATTTGACAAGTCATTTTCAAGCTTAACTTTTTCAGCAAGCTTTGTAGGGTCTTCTGAATTAAGTAAAGCTATATTATCTTTAGTAAGATTGTTCGTAATCTTATCTAATACATCTATAGATGACTTTAAATATTCATGTAGGCTTTGAGAGCCTTTTAAGTCATTAACAGTATTTGTATCTTTGCTTAGCTGTTTCTTCTGATAAAAGTTATTATAAAGAGCATCATACTTCTCTTTAAAATCTTTACCTGCATCTAGCACAGTCTTGTAAGAGTCTATAATAGACATTGCAAAATCATGAGAAGTCTTTTCAGCTTTGTTTATGATGTTTTTGTACTCTCGATCTGTTACGCCAAAATTACCTAGGTCTCCATTTGCTTTAAGCTTATTAAGGAAATCTATCTGATTTGATTGATTACTTAAGTATTTCTCATTTAAAGTTGCTTGCCAAGAGTCATTTCTGACATCACCATCAGAAGAACCATAAGAAGATGTAGGGGTGCTTAATGTAACATGCTCGGCATTTATTGCATTACCATAAAGTTTTTTTAGTCTTTCAAGTTTAGCATTGTTGCCGTCTATAGAATAACCACCATTTTTAGCAAAATGTACTTTATTATTTGAGTCTGTAAAGTATTCTGCCATATCGTCTGTATCGCTTTGGTATGAGCCTATATGATACCCATTCATTTTTTTAGGGTATGCACCTAACCCATCATCAGTTCCTGGTGTAAGTGCATAAAAATCCTTACCAATCTTACCAAGACTATCAATAGCATCAGCCTTAGATTGAATAGAGTAAGTTTTACTTGCAGACTCCAACTGTTTAGCAACAGCACTACCACCATAACCACTAATCGCTTGGAGTAACTCTATCTGCCTATCAAGTCTATCTGTGATTGGCTTAGTGTTATCTAGGTAAGTTTCTGACTTTTGTTTATATACATCTGAACGAGACGGAGCAGATGCTCCACCAGAAGCTCCACCTGAGCCACCTAATTGAGACAACATTGCTATATTTGGAAGCATTGCTGCTGTTGTGGCAACCACGGCAGGAATATTAGCAGGGAATGGTGCAGAAGCCCAAGCACCTTGTATTGCTGTAATACCATTCACAATACCGAGTGTAGCTTGTATTGCTTGGAAAGCTTTTGCTTGTGCTGAACCTGCTTCATAAAAGCCAGACATACTACCTGCTAAATCAGCATAACCTTTTATTTCTGCACTGGTTTTGCTTTCATTAAGAGCCTTCTGTTCTTTAGTGAATTTTGTAGACAAGGCTTTTTGCTTTATTAGCTTTTCACTAGCTGGTAATCTCTGTTTTTCTAATTTTAACCATGATTTTGCATAATCATTTTGTAATTTAATATCAGCCTTATTGTATTTTAACTTTCCTACATCAAGGTTTGTGAGTGATTTTGATATGTTTGCTATGTCTTTAGCTGTACCAGTTAAGCTGTTTCCCCAGTTCATTCCGCTTTGTGCTAATGCTATTTGAGAATCAAGCATAGACTGCATTTGAGAATTAGCATCATCAAGCCCTTTTACAGTTAGGTCAATACTATAGTCTTGTTGCATTGTATCCAATAAACCACGCAACTGTTTGTTTGTAAAAGCCCCACTCCCTGCAAGTTCTGCCATTTTATCGCTTGTATCTTTTAGCCACTTATCGTAGTCTGTTCCCATTATTGATAGATAAAGGTCTTTGGCTTTTTGCTGGTAATTTAATAATGCTTTAGCTCTCCATACATCTAACTTATGAATTTGAACAATCTTACTTGATTCATATTTATAAGTTGTATTTACTAAATCTTTATATTTGCTATATTTTGCATTTATTTTGTCTTTTGCTGATGATTGTATGTTTAAAAGAGAATTTATCTGTTTTGCTAATGCACTCTCTTTTTTTAAGTCTTCTTCAACTTTATTTTTTTGTTTAAGCAGTTTATCTTGATGTTTAAGTGTTTCTTTTTTTAAATTTAGTACATCAATTTCATACTGTATATATTTCTTTGCTTTTTTATTAGCTAATAGTGTATTTCCTAAAAGTCCTTTTGTTAAGATATTATCTCGTTCTCTAATTAATTGAATTAATTTCAAATTTAAATCATTGATATTATTAATATCCCCAACTTCTTTAAATTGCATTAGATAAGAGTGCCATTCATCTTTTAATGTCACTACATCTTTTGTAAAACTTTTTATATTATTCTTTGAAATATCAAAAATATCTTGAGTTAATAACCCTGCTAATTGAGTCCATGCAGTATCAAAATTCGATACTGCTACAGTCATAGTATCAAGAACTTTTAATTGACCTAGTTTACTTTTTACCAAACCTACTACATCTTTAGTATTTTTCAAAGCTTTATTTGTCAAACCTAAAGAGTTTAAAAATCTACCTAAATCACTATTTGCCAACACTGTACCAGTTGCAAGTCCATCGACACCTGCTAAAAGTTGGTTAAACTCGACATTACCTGCGTTTGCAGCAACACTCAAAAGCTTTGTCATGTCTATCATGTCTTTTTCTGATGCACCTGCCTTTTTCATTGAGACATACATAGTTTTATAGATTTCTGTTGTTTGCTCTAATGAGTGTGGTGTTTGTGAGTTTATAGCAAGAAGGTCTTGTGCAGTCTTCACTGCCTCTTTTTGTGCTAAATTATACTTCTCTGCAATAGTTAAATGTTTACCCATTGCAGAAGTGTTTGATGATGTAGCTACTGTTAGAGCTGTAAGACCTGCTATTGAGTCTTCCATATTTTTGTTAAATGCCATACCAGTTCTCAATAGTTTTTCAACACCTGAGAAACCGGCATATGCAGAGGCAAGTGAGATAATAGCATTTTTCATATTATTGACACTTCTAGATACTGTCTTTTCAGCTTTTTCCATTCCACTGACAAGCTTTGCAGTATCAGCTTTTATATCGATAACAACACTTCCTGCTTTGTAACTCATTTACCATCTCCAAACGCACTTTTAAAAGCTTGAGCTGTTAATTCAGCATTTATTTTCATAACTTTTGCTTTCTCTTTTTTATAATCTTCTTCACTCATTGAAAGAATTTGTCCTATTTGTGAAACAAGTTTTATGTAATACTTAACACTCAACTTTCTCCACTTTAGACTATCTTTCATTGAGTCATAAAGAAATCCAGCTTTCCCCATAGCACTATAATTGTATTCGCAATCAACAGCAACATTTGCTAGCACTTTTTCAAAATATTGAAGATTTATTTTTGCATTATGTTCTCTTAATGCTCTTGCTATTCTCCAAACTGCTTTTTTTCCAACTCAACCTTAGCAATATCTAAATCACGCATAAGTGCTGCATAGCCTTTTATCTCTGCGTATGTCTCAAGCTTTTCTTTATCTTTTCCACTTATAAGCATATTAAATCTATTTTTTGACAACTCTTCTGCAAAAGCATCCTGGTCCTCTCCACCAATCTCTTCTAAATTTGAAAACAGTGCATCAGCTTCCTCTTCAAGTTTCTCTTTTTTCTCAAGTACAGATAAAGAGCTTTCATATTTTCCAGCGAGTTCATAGAGCTCAGCTTTTTTACCAAGAGTATTTTGTTTGTTAATTATTTTCTGTACTTTTTTAAAAATATCTACAAACTGTTTCTCTTTTAATTTTTGCTTTGCTTTCTCATCAAGAGTAAATTCTCTAAAAAATATAGAGAGTTTCTCTTTTGTTTTGTTTGACTCTTTGACTTCAATGTCAATTTTATAATTAAGTTGAATTTTCATATTATGAAGCCGCCGTTACAGCTGGAAGACCATTTGGATTTACAGTAAAGTTTGCCAAAACAGCACCCTCTGCCTCTTGCGTTTGCTTAAATTCACTAATAACTACCAAATCCCATTTGTATGTTGTTCCATTATTGTCTCCCTTGTCTGAAAGTTCTATCTCAAATGGAATAGAAGTGTTATTAATAAATGCACTCTCAAGCTCTCCTGCACCATTTGCATCTGCTGGGTCATACAAAACACCAATAGATATAGGGTCAACAGTTGCAATGCCATCAACAACAACAATATTTCCAGAGTTTATAGATTTATACTCTTTGACGGCTTTTTTTCTTGAAATGTCACCAAGAGACTCTATTTCACCAACAACTTTTGAATTTGCACGCACAATGTTCCCAATAGTTTTAATACTCATAATTAAATCCTTCTAAATTTTATATCAATTAGCTGTCTATGCAGCTGCAATTCATCTTCATAGAGGTCATAAGAGGAAATAGATCCTCCCCCTAATCCAATCACTTCATTAATCACTAAGTCTTTAAGGCGCTTAGATTCTCCATAACTCTTAGAAAATATATCGATTTGAAAACGAACATCTCTACTAAGAACTTCTCCTTCATTAAAAGATTGATTTGCACCATCAAAAATAACTTGATAAGTGATAGCAGGAAAATCTGCATCCTCTGGCAAAAACATAGGATAAGCATTTGGTGTAACATTTTTGAGTGCCGCATACAAATCTTTTTCTATCATTTTGCAAGCTCCTTATCAAGTCTTTTTGCCATGTATTCTTTCAAAGCGGCAATAGCCTTATCGCCCTCGCGCTCAAAAGCAGGTCGCATAAAAGGGTGTGGCTTAATCCCACCACCTTTTGCGACAATGGCAGCTCTTCTTTTTGCTCTTTTACCACTTCTTGGTTTAAGGAGAGGATGGTCGAGCTTGGCATAAGTTCCAAATTCGACAAAATACCCATAAAATGGACTCTGTTGCATTGTTAGTACAACATTTTTTCCGTTATCCATATCTTGAGCTTTTAACCTATATTTTTCAACTCTTGGAGACACCTGAAACCACACAAGTGACTTCTTGCGAGTTTCAAACTTGGTTACTCCGATACTTTTTTTAAGCACACCATGCTCAACCGGCACAAGAGCCTTAGCCTCTTTTACAATAGGCTTTGCAGCAGCACGAACAGCACCGACAAGCACTCTTTTTTGTACTTTCTCAGGAAGTGTTTTTAAGTTTTTTAGCAACTCTTCCATCCCTAAAACTTCACTCATCTAAACAAACTCCGTACAGATTAACTGCAAGCTTCTATTCTCTTCACGAATATTTAAAACACTTTCAATGTTAAAAATACGAGTGTCAAATACAATTCTCATCTTAGGGATAATCCCAGGAATAAAACGAATTATTATCTTGTGCGACACCTCATTATGTGTACCAGCTTTAAAAAACTCTTTAGCACTAAGTGGAGTTATAGAAGCGTAAGCCATTTCAAAATCACTCCACCCTTTAGTAACCTCTCCAAAATCATCCTGTGGTCCAGAATAAGTCTGTATTATTATCTTATGCTTTAGATTTCCACTTCTCATGGTATAATCCTATATGGTTTAAGAAGATCACTTATAAAACCATCTTTAAAATCAGAAGTGATAGTGCCTATTACAAACTCCTCACGGTTTTCATAGTAAGTTGCTATTTTCACTTTCATATAAGATTTTATAGCAGATGGAACTTCTGCATATCCACAAGAAAAAGTTATCTTAATCGCTTTTTGATGCTCTTTAAATGTTGGAACTTCTGAATAGCTTATGTACCCTATACCATCCCTCTCATAAAGATAGTAAGTAGAACTATCAAGCTCAACATAAACACCATCAGCACCCATGTACTCAATTTTTAAAACTTCTATTATGGGATTTTTCGGTAATTTAGATATAAAATCATCTGTATATAGTTCATAAGTTGCCACCTCTAACTGTCTGTTTAATATATTTTGAGTATGCTCTTCTACTGACTTTATAATGTCTGTAATAAGAGCATCATCATCGCTGTGCAAAATTCTCAAAAATGCTTTTGCATCTATAAGTGAAACAGATGTTGAAGCTGGTACTACTGTTTGAACTATTTGCATGATTCTACTCCTCTTTTTTCTTTACTCGTAATCCAAGAGTTTCAATCTCTCCCACTATCTCTTCATCGCTCAGAACAACACCAAGAAATTCAGCTTCTTTGATAACAACCTGAGTATAAAGTGATTTTAACTCCACTTTGAGTTTGTCTGATTCTAAAATAGCCTTAGCCTCAGCCTCTTTTCTTGCAATTTCATTTTCAATATCATGCGCCCTTTGCATAAAAGTTTGTAACTCTTTTTCTGTTTTTGGCTTTGCTATACCTTTTTTAATGTAGCGAAGAGCAGTTGCATCATCAACTGTAACACTCTCCCCTACTGCAAAACTTCCTTTAGCACCAGAGAGGTGCTGTAATAAAATAAGTTTAATCATCTTATCCATCCGAATTTTTTCCTACATTAAATGCTTCACTGAGTGTGATTTTTCCATCAACACGAACAGTTACTTGAAAACCTACCATACCAGTTCCAGCATATAACTCATCAAGTCTTTGAATATTCATAGCCCCACGGTCTGCAATTTGGTAGTAAGAAAAGTCACCAAGAACAATAAACTTGTTGCTAGTACCTAAATCTGCCATATGTCTATCAATAACTATAGGACAACCTTTGATAGTTGGTTTTGTGCCATCACTAAAACTAGTTACAAGATAATTTCCATCACCATCTTTAAGCTTATCAATCGCTTTCATAGTGTTATCATTAAGTCTCCAAATAGCATTTTTACGGTACTCTTC